GCGCCAGGTTGTACTTGATGGCTCCAGCCGCGTCCTGGATCACGGCTTCGGTCAAGATCTTGAACGTCATGTCCTGCCGAATCGCGTACACCAGCTGGTTCCACTGTCCGGAGATCAGCAGGCTCGACGCCGGGTTGACCGAGCCGTTCATCGGGAACTCGAGCGGCACGCCGTCGAGCTCGTACTGCGTCGGGCTCTGCAGGGACGTCTTGAACAGCGGCTGCTGGGTGTCGTCCCGGAGCCCGCGCAGCTTCGCCCGGAGCGTCAGGTGGGCGATGTGGCCGGTCGCCATGAACCCGTCTTCCTCGATCTTGCTGATCGTGCCGCCCTCGGAGAGGAGGTCGTCGTACAGGTCGCCGACGGCGCCCAGTTGCACGACGTGCCCGGCCGCGGTGCAGCGGGTCAGCAGGTCGTCAGGCCAGGGCGCCGGCGCGTTCGTGCCGTACAGCACCGCGGCGTCGAACACCTGCCCGAACGCCTCGATGAGGCTGGGCTTGACCTCGCCCCAGATGTCGTAGTCGGAGTCGTCCAGCACCGCCTCGGGGATCGGCACGATCGCGGCGATCTCCTCGGCGTACAGGTAGACGTTCTCCCACGTCACCTCGGTGGTCTGCTTGAGGCCGGTGTCGGAGTGGTCCGCTCCGGGGTTGATGAAATATGCCGAGGCCAGCGCGGACATCACCGGGATGTTGCGCTGGTACCGCGACATGTTGGGCAGCCTCTTGGCCATCCGCATGACCGCGGACGACTGAGGGACCGCCTTGATGATTTCGTTCGCGACTTCAGTCGGGATCAATGCCCCGGCGTCGGTCCGGTCGATTACGCTGTCGTACGGCATCGCTTACCTCCTGGTTACCCTTTCCCGGCCGCCTTGCGGATGAAGTCGTTCATCCCGCCGCCGCCGGTCGGCTGCTTCCCGGTCCCGGTTCCCGCGTGTCCCGGTGCGGGCTGCGTCGCGGAGAACAGGTTCGGGTGCAGCTTCTTCAGCTCGTCGAAATTCGCCCGGCCTTTGCCGTCGATCAGGCCCGCTTCCCGCGCGGCCAGGTACGCCAGCTTCAGGTCGGACACGCCCAGCTTGTGGGCCTGGTCGTAGAAGTCCTGCTGGCCCTCGAGCGCGGCCAGCTTGTCGGCCATCTCGGTCAACTGCTGCTGCGCCTCGGAGCCTTTCTCCGCTTTGTTCGCTGCCTCTCGCAGCTGCTTCTCGAGGTCCCCGCGCTGCTGCCTCTCGCTCTGCAGCGCGGATTTCAGGCCCGACGTGTGCTGCTCGTAGGCCGCCCGGATCTCCTCGGACTGCCCTTTCAGCCACTCGCCGAATTCGATCGGCTGTGACTGGGCCTGTTGCTGGTTCTGCTGATTATCCTGCTGGTCGCCAGGCATCTCGCCCTCCTCTCGGCGCCTCCCGCGCCGCAACGAAAAAGAGGGGCGCCTAATCAGCCTCTCGCTGATCGGACGCCCCTCTGCTCTACGCTCTGGGGTCGGTTTATTCGGTTAGGCTACTTGCCGCGAGCCTTCTTGTACCACTCCGGGATGGCCTTCTCGACCACCGTTTCGCTCAGCTCGAACTGGATCCCGTGGTCGCCGGGGTAAGGTGGTCCAGATGGTGTGCCAGTGGTGAGCTTCGGCCTCCGCTGGTGTCATTATACCCCTGTTGATCGCCGCCCAAAAATCGTTTTGCACCTCGGCAACATGGCGCTGCAAGGCAGGAAGGATAGAGGTCTCCCAGGTCTACTTCCGCGCCTCGTCCTGACCGAGGATCGCCCGCAATGACCGCTTGTACCTCATCGTGCCCCAGCGCCGGCTCCGCTTCCGCCCCACAAAGTCCTGCAGTGTGACCACCCCAGCCTTGTACGCCTGGAACCCCGCCCGGCCGAGGATTCGTTGCTTGTCCTCGTCGGACAGCCTCTCGAACAGATCCACGCCCTTCGGCACCTGGACCTGCGTCTCGGGGACGTTCTTGAAGCCGAGCTCTTTCCACGTCTTCGTCACGGGAACGGCCGCGCAGCGCCCCCGCGGGTGATCGTCGAGCCGCTCGTCGAGCCGGTGCACCGTGCCGTGCATCGCCCAGCACGCTGCGCATGTCCGCGTCTCCAGGGCCGAGTGCCACACCCAGCCCTTGACGACGTCCGCGTTCGCCCGATATGTGCGGTGGCTGGCCTCGCGGTAGGCCCGGAGCACCTCCGTCCGCGCGATGGTCAGCGCCCGCGTCAGGTTGCCGCCCAGCGCCGCCCGCATCCACCGCGCGATGACCCGCGGATTCTGTCCCGTCGCGACGCCTTCGATCAGCGCCTTCCGCGTCGCCGCGCTCGCCTCCGGCCCCAGCTCGTCGAGCAGTTCGCGCAGCGGCGACCCGCCCTGTTGGAAGCCGACCAGGTCCTCGAGCGCCTGCCTCGGCAGCCGGACCAGCGTCACGGCGACCCCCGGCGGGGGCTTCCCCAGTCCGATTAGCACCAGCTGCTCGGCATGCTCCTGGGCCGCCCAGACCGCCGCGGCCTGCTCGGCCAGGATCCGGCGCTCCGCGTAGCGGGCAAACTCCCGGATCTCCGCCTCGACCTGGCTCTGCAACACCTGCAGGCGCCGCCGCTGGAACAGCCAGGACACCGATACCTCTTCGCCGGCCGCCCGGGCCGCGGCGATTTGGCTCGTAACCTGGTCGAGCTGCGCCTTGATCCGCTGCCACGATTGCCCGTACGCCCGGACCATCTCGGATGCGGCGTTCCGCTCGCGGTCCAGCAAGGACCGCCGGAACCGCTTCGCTACCTCGAAGATCTCGCCCGGGCCCGGCATCAGCGGTACTCGAACTTGAGCGGCGCCTGCGGGCGCTTGACCGTCGCCGTCCCGTCCGCCCGGACGCACAGGATGTACTCGCCCGGCCCGTGCTCCGCGATCAATCGAGCCAGCCAGGCCGCCAGGCGCGGATCCACCACGTTATTCGCCCCGATCGAACCGGTCGAGCAGCTCGTCGCCGAGTTCCTCACTCTCCGCCTCCCGTTGCTGCGCTTCCTTGGCCGCGTCGTACCCGAGCTTGGTCAAGAGCGTCTGCTTCGACGCCCCCAGCTGGTGGTCGAGCACGGCAATCTGGCGGCGGATCTGGTCGATCTCGGCCGAGGCCCGCGGCTGCACGGTTTCGACGTCCTCCCACTCGGCGGTGACCGTCGCCCCGTCCGCCGGGCGCCGGGCCACTCGCAGCAGGAACCGGCCGACGTCCTCCCAAACCGGCGTAAACCGCTCGATCAGGTCCCGGCACTTCTTCGTCAACGGCGCCTCCATCGCAATCAACGCCTCTCCGCTGGGGTCCCCGCCCTGGGCGAAGAAGAAGTGCTTCGGTGTCCGGGTGATGATCGCCATCGAGGACGCCAGCCGGTCGATCGCTTCCAGGTAGTTGCCCAGGTCCGCCGCCGGGAACTGCCCGACCTGCGTCTCCTCCTCGCCGTCGGCGCCGGCCGGGATTTCGATGATCGTGTTCGGAGCGCTCTTGATATTCTTCAGGTCCGCGTTGGTGACCGCATAGCGCTCGGGGAACGCGGCAAACTCGGCGGTCACCATCATGTCGGCCAAGAGCTTGTTGATCGCATCCTGCAGGCTGATCACGTTCGCCAGCTCCGAGCGTACCGCTCGCCGCTCCCGCCGAAAATGGAACACCGGGATCTGGCCGTACGGGTTGGGCGCCGTGGGCGGCTCTGCCGGCTGGAACGCGGTCGCCTCCTGCACGTTCTCCGCCTTGCCGGACGACACGTAGTACTCGAGCCGGTCCGGGTAGTACAGCGTCAGATAACGTCGCTCGTCTTCGCCGACCCACCACTTCGCCGCGAACGTCATGCGCCGCGGGTTCTCGGCGTCGTAGAACGCGTGGCACAGCCGGGGGTCGTTGTAGTAGCCCTGGGGACGGCCGGTCTCGTCAGGCCACACGATCACGAACGACTCTCCGGTGACCAGCGCGGCGAGCAACGCGTCGTCCGCATCGAGTTGCAGGCCGGAGTCGGCCCACAGCCGGCTCAGCTCGTCGCCGTCGGTCTGATCGTCGCCAAGGTGGAGGCCATCGAGGTTGAGGCGGTCTTTCGCGGCGTCGATCACGACCGCGCACCAGTTCTGGACGAACCGCGCGTTGATGTCCCGGAACAACTCGCGCAACCGCTCCGTGGAGTACCGCAGGGGATGATCGCCGTCGTAGTACGCCCAGAGCAGGTCATACCGTGCCTGCTTGCCCTTCAGTGCCGCAAACGCCCGCCCCAGATCAGTCATCGCTGAAGGCTCCGCGCCTGGCGCTTCTCCGCGGCCGGCCGCAGCCAGCCGATGATGTACCGCTCCGCGTCCATGAAGTGAAACTGCTCCTTGTCCTCGATCGCCTCGGTCGGCTCGCCGGCGTCATCCAGCTCGCGGCTGTAGGTCCGCTTCTGCTCCAGGTAGCCCGCCAGGTCGTCGAACACGATGATCTCGTTTCGACGATGCGCACCGTAAACGCGATCGATCCCGACTTCGACGTCGGTCACCGCCGGCGGCCTGACCGGCAGCCCGGCAGCCCGGAACTCCGCCCGCCACTGGCCCTCGCTCGCTGCCCCGCCGACCACCGCCGCCGGCATCAGCTCGCCGCGACGCAGCTCCCGGACGTGCTCCTTCGACGTCCGCCCGCCGGCCAGGTACTCGCGGTACGCGTACAGCCGCTTCGTCTTCGGCTCCTCGGCATAGAACACGGCCGCCGTGTGAACGCCGCCGAAGTCGAGCCCGATGTACCGCGGCCAGTCCACCGGCAGCTCGAATCGCGGGCACGTGTGCACCTGTTCGTCGAACGAGTCGTAGATCAGCCCGGCCGGGCGGGTGAACACGGCGTCGTAGAACATGTCGAACTTCCAGCCAGGCAGGTCGCGCTTAGCCCGTTCGTACTCCTCGCGTGGGAACGCCGGGTTGGCCGTCGAAGCGAAGCTGATCACGTCGACCGACTTGTCGCCGGCTCGCCATTTGTCCCACAGCTGCTGCTTCAGCCAGCCGAGGTTGTAGATCGTCGTGGTGATCAGCACGCGTCCTTGTGCGAGCGACAGTCGACGGAGAATAGCCTCCCAGCTTCCGAGCTTGAACTTCTTCTGACCGGCCTCGTCGAGCCAGGCCGCCTTCGCCGTCGCCGACTCCAGGGACTCCGGATCCGCCGCGTAGCCGAAGAACACGTTGGTCTCGCGGTCCGGCTGGTGACGATCGCCGAACGTTCGCCGCGAGCCCGCTTCCGAGAACGTGAACTTGCGCGTCGGTGAGCCCGTGTACCGGCCGACTCGCAGCCACGATTCGAACACCCGCCGGAACTCCGGCAGGCACTTCAGTTCGAGCAGAGGAAATGTCGGCGTTACCACCAGGTAGTCCCCCGGGCCCTGTCGCTGGATCTCGCGATACAGCCAGTGCGGGCCGAAACTGGTCTTGCGTCAGCCACCCTGGGTACCGGCGAGCACCACAACAAACCGCTTATCACTTTCCCACGCTCGCCATTGCCCAGGGTGAAAATGCAATCGCATCTTGCCTTCGACGATTTCTATCAAGTCGTCTGGCATTCTGCGCCTCACCACCTTCCCATTTACACATCGGGCTTGACCGCTTCCACGGTTACTATTTCGATCGGCTTGCCGTCCCGGCCGGAAATCTCCGTTCGATCCACGAACTGGCCACGAGCTCGCCCGATCAGCTCCAGCGCCTTTTGCGCGTCGTACAGCTCGATCTTCAAGC